ATAGAATTTCCAGAAGAGGCTGCTGAGTTAGCGCCAATTGAGATACTGCTTGCACCTGATGCTGTAGAAGTATGCCCCAAAGCGACTGAAGTTGAGCCTGATGCTGTAGTAGCATATCCTAAAGCTATTGCGCTTGTTCCGCTAGCAGAAGGAGCAGTAGTTACAGTATCGTCTGCAGCAGCGTAATCTACAGAGCCGCTACCACCCCCGCTGCTTACGTCAGCAGGAGTAAAGGTGAATACACCAGTAGAACTATCGTATGATAGTGAGCCACCACCACTAGCTGCGTTAGAAGCTACGGATACAGCAGCCCTTGCTCTTGCTGTTGTATGATACTGATTGCTAGAACCTTCCGCGATAGCGTCTGTGTCTGCTGTAACAAACTCAAGAGCAGTGCCGCCACTGTTGACCTTGACCATCTTTCCGCCATCACTAGACAAGCTGGACGGGGTATCTGTTAACCCGACAAAGGTTAACGAACCACCACCACCAGAGTTAGCATCGACATACGCTTTGATTGACTGCTGAGTTGCAAGGGCGGTTGCACTATCAGAAGTCATGTCATCTTCGTCGAGTATGTCGGTAACAGTTGTTGTCAGCATCGCAATGCTGTCGATGTGCAGGTCTTTGAAGCGCAGGCTAGACGTACCCAAGTCAACGTCGCTGTCTGTCACGGGGACAATAGCGCCATCTTGGAAACGTACCTGTTCAGTAGTCGTACCTGAAACGTCAACAAACACACCAATTCTGTCGTTCGAGGTGTCGATTACAATCTTGTTAAGGGGAGTAGCAACGCCAGCGTCACCAATAAGACCGATAACTGGACCTTCAGCAGCCGTACCGTCGTGGGCGTGACCACTAGTATTGTTGAACGCAGCTAACAGTTCATCGAACTCGTTAGTAAAGTCCGTTGCTGAAACTACGTTTCCAGTTGTAAATGTGGCTTGTCTAGTATAACCTGCCATAAATTATCTCCTTCCGCCCGGAGTAAATTCCAGTTGGTATCCTTTTAGTGAAATGGGTGGTGAGCCAGAAGCGTCGTCGATTTGTACTCCAACTGTAAACCCACTTCCTTCTACGCTTTGTCTAACAAGAGGAATGCCTGTAGAACCGAACGTAGCTGTTCCGAATAGGGCTGTTCCAAAAAGTGCCGCGCTATTTCCGATAGCAAGGCTGTATGGTTGGGGTTGAGGAGTCTCTTCCGAACCAAAGTCGTAACTTAATTTTACAGTAGAACTTACTGTGCCTTCGTTTTCGTAGTTCCATATAATACGCTGCATCATCTTGCGAATGCCTGCATCGCCCATCGTGTAGTGTGGGCCTCTGTAAAAAGCTACAATATCTGTACCGTCGAAGTCGTTGCCTGTTTCTTGCTTGTAGATGTACCCGTCGTACCCACCGTGTAGTACAGTTTCTGTCCCACTGATAAATCCTGAAGCACAAGCAGATGGTTTAATACCTACGAGGTCGGCATACTCCCATCCAACACCGCCTTGTTCGCCTGCTTTAATAACGCCTATAACGCCGCTAGAGACAGCATCTGCGCCTACATCAGTAGGAAAGAACAAACGGTACTGACTTTTGCCACGAATAACAAGGCTGCTTATCTTATCCTTCGATATGTTTTCTAGTCGAGGCTGAATCTGCTTTGAAATCGTACCTAGTTCTACGTCACCAATACGGTCAGTAGCAGCAATAGTTCTTAGGCCGTCGGGTGCAAGATACACGATGTCACCTGCAATTTCTTGGATGCTGTTGCCGTCAATACATCCAATCTTTCGAGTGACAGGAACTACAGCAAAGTCTGCGATGCTAGAACCGCCAAGCTTGTAGATGGAGTCTTCGCAGAAGATAAACAGGTTCTCACGAAACACCTTCAGACCTGTAACTGTATCATCTACCTTGATAGAGCCTGCACCGCTAGCAGCAGAAAAATCTGTTTCATCGAAGGGTGCGGTAAACACAATCTCTTGAGGGTTAGCAGACATACCCGCAAAGAAAACGTGGCTTCTGAAAATGGTAACGAACGATGGGTCAGCAGGAGCGCCCGTTGCGTTGATGTCAGTTACAGAAGTGTTATTGTAAACTGCAGCGTTGTTAGCACCATCAACATAGATAACTTTATCTGTACCATCGAAGTTAAAGTTCTCAAAGCTGTAGCGGCCTGCGCCTGTTCTGCCGCTATCAATGCTTGTCCACGAACCTGTGCTAGAGCCTTTGTAAACGCTAGTTCCCCTTGCAGCTATAACAGAATCGCTGTATATATGTACACCTAATATTATTTCGTCAGAAGATGCAGTTTGTGGAACAATGTTGCTGTTAAACTTTTCTGTACCGTTAATACGACGATAGCCACCGTTAATGTCCGGCTCAAAGTTTTGAAGACCAATAGCAGAACCGGGTGGCTGAGAGAATGTATCTTTGTCGAGTACTAGCCCACCACCTAAACGTACAACAAGAGGACTAATAACGGAAGTATCTGGCATCTTATACTGCTCTTAGATAATCTTTTTTGTTTATGAGTTCTACCCGCATACGATTGATACCTTCCGCATACTCCCGCATTGCAAACTGCGAGAACTGTGCATCAGAACGAAGCATGTGTGCGTAGTATCTAGCTCTGTTTACAATGACATCGTGAAATCGTTCTGGTATAGTAGGAGTATCTGCGTCTGCAGACATATCAGAGCTAGTTTGATAGTAGTAATAATTTATGGTATAAGTTGATACGTCAGGTATAGGAGACAGCCCAATCTTCTGGTCAGGTGTCTCATATACAAACTGAGGCAATCCTTGTGAATCGCCTGATGGGTTACTGTCAAATTCATTGTACTTGTCTACATACTCGTCGTACGAAAGATACTGAAGCGTACGTTGTGCGGTACTGGCAGTCTCGCGTACTCTGAAGCTGTCGTAGTCCAAAGTCTTAGCGTCGGACTCTCTGCTATATTCGCCTGTACCTGCGACGCTAGTAAAGGATTGAGATACGACTGTGAAAGGCCATTCTACTTCCGAATTGATAATGTCGCGCTGCGCCTTGTTCACAAAGTCAGCCACACTAGCCTGTATGCCCGTAGCACCAGACACAGTAGTAATCTGTACTTCGTTTATCTCTTTTAATACAGCGTTAATCAGTTCTTTGTAGTTCATTAGCTTACTCTTCTATGACGACGTACTTTTTTAGCGATTTTTTCTGGCTGTTTGGAGACTTGCTTACCAGCCTTAGTTGCTCTGCGTTTAGCACGGGTTGTCGCTGCGTACTCTTTCGCTGATAGGGCTTTGATGGCCTTTTCAGGTAGATATCTTTCCCCGGTAGCTTTTGAACCTTGTGTCGACGGCTTACCACTTTTCGTGCGCCACTTCTGCTTAGTCCAAGCCTTCAAAGAGCGTTGGCTCTTCTTCAGTGCCATAGTCCAGTTCCTCTGTTAAATCTACGATTGCAGCTAGCTTTTCTTGAGCCGCCGTGTATCTTGCCAGCGCTTCATCCATAATTTGAAGAAGATTCGGATGCTCACCCACCGCAACAGGATTGTTAAAGTAATTGCTGAATACATACTTTGCATCTGAACATTCTGCCTTATACTTGTGAATTAAAGCATCTATCGCTAGCTTTTTCATAAATATCAACCTTCAAATACTCTATTTTACATTAAACTAGCGCAAATGTCAATATACTTATTACAAATACTGAAATAAGAAGAACAAGAGAAGCAATAGAACCCCAGTATATTATCTCGTCTATCTTCTGCTGCCTAAGTCGCTTTTCTTCTGCTCTTTGCTTTCGTAGCTGACCTTGAATGCGTATGATATCGTTCCAGCCATTCAGCCCGTAGTTACCAATGATAAAATTGCGTAACTCTTCTTCCATCTTTTCAGCTTGTTTCTTAGCTGCAAATGTTTCTAGGGCTTCTTCTTCTACGCTTCCAAATCTACGGCTCTTGGCCTTGTTGTGGCTGTCCTTGACATCGTTAATGGCGCTCATCCAGCGTCCGATGTCTCCCGCCATCGACTCAACATCTTTGCCTATCTGAAAGCCTTTTTTTATAGTTTCGTAAGCGAGTTTAGCGGCGGCGATTGCGCTAATGGGGTCTAGCATGGTTTCCTCTACTTCCTTGCAGTTTAGTTTCGGTAGCCGCCCCCTGCTTTTTTGTACTCAGAAGCCAAGAGTTGAGCTTTTCTTGCTGACCACTGACCCGCTTTTCCCCCGCGTGTCCCAGCCTTAATTTTGTTAAATAGTCTTTTTCTCATTTCAGGCTTAGTATAGTTGCCTGCTTCGTTTACTCTGCTTTTTGTTTTCTTGACAGGTTTAGATGGTGCTTTACGTGGCATGGTTAAATCCTCGCGGGGTCGTAGTACTCTTCTACAGAAATCATAACATCTAACGTCATGCCTGTTTCGATGTACGCTACAATCTTATCGCCTGCATGAAGATTGAAATAGTTTCCGTTAGTCAAGTCAAAAACAGAGTTAGCGTCCATAGCTAATCCGTTTGCAATGTAGTGATATGTATCATCATCTTGATGGTAGAACTGAACATACGCTTTTTTGTTGTTGGCTGTACCATTACTAAGGTGAAGAAATCGTACGATTGCGCTGTAGTTATTTGGAACAGTGTAGATTACGTCTGCACTAGCTCCTGCTGACGTACTGGTTATAGTCTTACCTTCTGTGGTAAATTTAGAAAGATTGCCTACCACTAAGCGCTCCTCTTTCCTTTGTACTTGCCTTTAGTAAGACGGTGAAAACCTTCAGGACTCATAGGAGAATTGTAATCATGCCTGTCGTACGTGTATCCGTCCTTAGTCTCTTCGCTTTCTACGCCACGAATTACCCCCTGATGAAGTTTAGGGGGTGGAGTAGGATTAGTGCTGTAGTTCTGGCCTTTTTCTTTTCTTTCTTTTTCTTGAGATGATTGTGCATCTCTTGGTGGTTGATACCGCGATGTCATACTACTAATACCCCTGTTTTCATAGCTTCCGCCAAACGTGTAGCCCGTGATTTTGTTTGCTCCGCCCAACGCGAATCCAACATCTCAAAAGACGCAGATAGGTAGTCGCCGATGTGGATGTTCGCCCACATGTTCTTGAATTTACGAAGTCGTGGAACTCCCATATTAAAGGCCATGTCAAGTACAATCCGAATGCGAACATCATCAAGACGGTCAATGCAAGGGTGAGCATCTAATAGTTCTTTCTCTACTATATCTATATCGTTAGACAGAAGAAAACGAGCGTTAGCTTCGGTAATGCCCTCATCGTATATCTCTGAACGAAGTTTATTCATAAAGGATAACTCACCGTCGGTTATCCCTCTATCCTGTAAGTTTCTGCCGACCCCGATTGTATCTATTCCTAAATGGTCTTGATAGACTTTTAGCTCCATACCTTCGTGAAGAATTAGCTGGTCTATTAGTGCTTTGCGATTGTAGTTCATTTCTCATGTCCTAACCAAACGGCAAAAGCACCAGTCATAGCCCCTGTAACGGTTGCAGTTAAAGCGGTTGCTTGTGATGTCATAGCTTCAGATGAAAGACCCATAAACCAGTATAACACTTCTATGTACATAAAGGTCATTACCGCCATCATACCGCGAGGCAGTAACTTCCACTTCAGTACTCGTTCCATTACAAAAGTCATGCTATTTCTTACCAAAAAATTTAGTTGCGCTACGCATACCTAGCGACGCTGCAACAATGAGTCCAAGACTGTATTGATACCATTCCGGCATCGCTTCCAAAGCTGCAAAACCTTGTTGAACAATGTCTCTGCCCCAATCTCCACAGAAAGCCAGAATGAGAGGAACAGAGAATAAAAGTGTAATCCATTCATCTTTCCATGAATGTTTGCTTCCTTCAGCCATAGCCAAATCCCAGTCGATTTCACCAGTAGCTTTCTTTTCCATAATTGTAGCTTCAGCTTTAGCTTTTGCAACTTTAGCTCCTGTTTCTGCTTTGGTCTTTTCTACTTTACCTTCTAGCCACGTACCTGCTATCTGGGTTATTGGTCCGATAAGTGCAGTTAGCATTTCCACCTCTTACGAGCTTGACGCAAACGGCTGTTTGGGTTTTTAGCTGCTTCAGGAAACTTCTTCATTTGACCAGCACTACGAGCGCAAAATGATTTACGACGCTTCGCATCCTTGCTTCCGGGTTTTACTTTGCCTGTTACGGCTGTCTTTAGCTTTGAACCGGGGTTTTTCTTGCGATACTCTTTAACCCCTTTAGCTGTCATACCCGCACCAGACTTGGTAGGGCGGTAGTTAGCGCTTTTGCCTGTAGTGGTCTTACGTATAGGATTTTCTTTTTTACGCGGCATAGTCGTATTTACCTAATTCTAACTTACACTTATAATGAAATTCGTATGGCTCTTGCGCCATCTTACTTATTGCTGCAGCCATTTCAACTGCTCTAATTTTGCACTCTTGCTGAGTTTGGTACGGACCTTGAGTGTCAATGGCCTCTGCACAAGAACCAGTTACAAGTGAACAAAATAAAACGTAAGTAGTAAACATAAATGTATATCCCGGCGGTTGATAGTCGCTTATATCACGATTTTACCGGGTTGTCAAGGGGCAAGTTGCCCTGCCCCCCGACATTTTATTTAGGCGAATGTAACTGTCTGAGCAGTTTCAACGCCACCAGTACAATCAGCAACGATTGCCCAAACACGTACAACAGCGTTAATCGCGCCAGTTGCAACGGTCAGGTCAATTGTATCTGCATCACCGTACAGGTGTGGAACTGTTGTTGCGAAGATAGCAGTTTCCTGACCTACAGCAGCTACAGTAGAAGCAGCTACGTAACGGTCAGCATCGCCACCATCACCCAGAGCCAAAGTACCAGAGTTACCTGCAGAGTCTGCAGTGATAACATTGATACCAGCACCAAGAACAGTTGTTTCGGCTGGGATGCCCAGCACTTCAAAAACGTCAGCAGCAGCGTTAGTAGTTGCAGAGAAATCTACAACTTCGCTGATGACACGTACGTTTGCACCGCCTGCAGGGAAACCAGTTGTACCTGCACCACTAATTGAGTAAGTAGCCATAATTCAAGTTCCCTTCTTACAGTGAGATAACGCCACGTACGAGAGCTTCAGGGCGAAGGACTTTACGTCCAAACACATGCAAGCCACGAACGATGTCGCTAAAGGTTTCAGTTGAACGTACAACTTCGGTCTTCGCAATGTGCGAAGCAGTTGCAGTTGA